TTCTTGGGTAAAATTACACCGTCGACATTGCTTTCAGAGAAAATATATCCTTCCACCTGTTCGGAAACTTCTTTAAATCGAAGTTTAGATTGAAGTATACCCATCTGGGATTTCAACTCATTCATTTCCTTAACGTGGTCGGCTTTTGAGATAAATTTTTCGCTGGCTTTTACACCTGCGGCTTCGGCGTCGGCTTTTGCTTTTGCTTCGGCTTCTTCCTGTTCTTTTTTCTCAGCTTCTTCCTTTTCCTCAGTTTCCTTGACGATCTCCGACTTAGCTTCCTCAAACGCTACTTTTTCTTCGTCTTTAGCGTCATCGGCTAGCTTAAATTCGGCGTTTTCTGCCAATTTAGCTTTAAGTTGTTCTTTGGTTAATAACATTTTGTTTTCACCTCCTTTAGTGAATTTGCTAGTTGAATTAATAAAACCAGCGTACATATTTTCTGAAAGAGCCACGGGTGCAAGACTCTTAAAGTATGGTCGATTAGTAAGCGCACCCCCTAATAACACATTACCAAACTGCTCGTGGGTTTCCAAGTCCTCATATTGGAAATCAAATTCAGGTGAGAAATACTTGAAAATCCCATCTTTGATAAGTTGTGTCCCTAGTTTTGTCCACTCTATTGTGGCTTTTAATTTACATTTTCCGTCTTCAAATGCCTTGTTAAGTGCTTTATACCACCCGGCCGCTCCCTTCTCTGGCATATGTTCTTGGTCAACGGCAATGTCGACCTTCCTAACTTTATTGTTGAATGATTGTATAAACGTGTCTATATCCTGTTCTGTAATGTCGAAATGGCCGTATTGTGGGTGATCCCAACTCCCAGAAGCTAAAACCTCGATCTCTGATACTGGCTTCTTTTCCGAAAAGTTTAATTTAGTTAATTCTATTTGAGGAATCAACTTGTTTAAAATCATTTTTTTCTTTTTCATTTTTGATCTCCTAGCTTAATGCTAATTTATAATTGTTATTATGTCAATTAACCTTTAAACCATTTTTGTTTAATTGATTCCCAAAGTAAATTAATACCAATCGTAAATATTCCAACAACGATCGCTACTTTGGCCATAATATCTGTTTTCCAAGTTTCTATTATTCCAATCCGAACATTTGTTTTTTCACAATATGAGCTAAAAGAAGTCTTTACCTCTGATACATCTCCCTGAATCTGTTGTAGTTGAGCTAAGACCGATCCTTTAAACTCGGCCATAGTCATATCAAATTCATTACTTCTTTTTCCCGTCATGATGACATCCTTCATGATAAACACCTAGCCCGTAGGGCATTTTGCGTCCGCCCGTGCCGGGCAATGGATAATCTAAATCTTTGAAATCCCACGCAGGAACTTGCGTCTGCGGTCTTAACTGTTCTGGTATGCCTGTGAAGGGGGGCAAATTAGCCTCGTCCTTCATAATAGCTACCCAAATACATCTACACATAAAATGAACTGATCCGGGCTTATAACTAGAAAAGGCTTTATCTTCCATTCCTATTGTCTTCCCGTCCATACTGGCGCAATAATTACAAACTGCCCCGTCTAAAATTGCCGACCATTGCATTCCGTAAATGTCGTCTTTATATTGCTCAAAAGTAAATATCCTTCCGTTGTTAATCTCCTCTGATGTAATCAAAGCGGCCGTAGCTGTAATGTTTTTGTTAGTGAAACTGTTAAATCCGTCTCTAATTCCCTGCATAGCCACTTCGTCACTAACTTCGGGATTCATCATCGAAACGGCGGCTAAACCCTTTAATTTTTCCATTAATTGCTTTTCGTGTCGATTAGCCAAAAACGTTGCCCTCTCTGATATTCTCTGCGTAATCTCCGCATTAGTCATGGGAGCAGGTTTACCAACTTCGTAACTCGATTTTAGTTTTCCATATTCAAACATTCTTTTCATTTCCTCTTGGAACATCTGAGTATAAATCCCTTTCAACTTAAAACTTAATCGGTGAAGCTGTGCATAGTCCTTGCTTCTAATCGCTTCCTCGAACTTTGGCAATAATCCTGTTTTTTCTCTATTTAGGATATTGGTCATTTTGTTAACAATAACCTTCTCTGCCTCGTCCATAAACTTTCTAATATCGTCAAACTTAACTCTTTTCTCGTATTTTGTTAAATCTCTAAAATAGACCTCCGACTGTTTTTGTACGGTTTCTTTTTTAACTTCCGGCTTTTTCTTTTTATTATCTTCCTCGTTAGGATTTTGATTTTTAGGGTTTGTTTCCTGTTTTTGTTTCAATAATGTTTGTTGATTCTGAAACATTTCTTGCTGTTTTTTCTCCTTCTCCTCTAATGTTGGCATTTCCTCGCCCTCTGGTTTGTCTGGTAATTTTAGTGTTTTACGTAAATAGTCCTCTGTCTGAGCGTCCGGGGTTATAAACTGTGCCATTGCTAGCGTTTGAATGGCGTTTGCTAACTCTGAAACGTTCTTTACACCCAAATCGGCGTGAGTTAATTTAGGATATTCTTCGACCGTCCAGTTATAATCTACTAATTTTTTAATCTCGTCGTTGATTGTGGCCTCGATCTGTTTGGCTGTTGAATCGAGCGCTTGTAAAAAGATTTGTGATTGATCGGCTGAAAGTGAGTAACTACCAACGCTTTTACTTCCAAGGTCAATAAATTGCGCTAAAACCGACTTTAATATCTCTCTAGTGTGGTGGTCAAGCATAGTTGAAGGGTCTTTTAGGCTGTTTGCCTTCAAATCCATCATTTCTACTGCCCAACCGTCTTTGATAACAACATAAGCCTTTTCGTGGCCTCGCAAATTCTTACCCATATTTTCAGCCTTCTCGTAATCATCATCAGTATAACCGTCTGGCAAGGTAATCATAGGTATTCCAATTCCTACCCTTTCCTGAGCCACGGCGTCGATCTTGTAGTATTTATCTCTAAAAAACCAATGTTTATAGGCCTGTCGCAATATTGAAGTCCCGAGGTAGTTATCTCCCTCCCTTCTATAAGTGAAAATCATCAACTTTTGGATAGGGATAGTTGCCTCGACATAATTCTCGTTTTTGTATGTTCTTTGAGTAATGCTGTCTAATTCTCCCACCTTGTTGATATTCCACCTCTCAATCGTCTTTGGTAATCTGGGCGCCCACTTCCTCCAACCGATCTTGCCGTCCTCTGTGCTCTTGTAAATCACTTCAAAAGCCATACACCCATAAGGCAACATTAAAAGTATCTGTCTGAGTGTGTCCTCCCAAGGTATAGTTAATCCGTTAAATAGGTTTTCTTTCACAAAATCGGCAATTTCAATATCCTGTTTGTCTTCCGAAGCCGGGGCAATATCCCATTCAGCCGATCGTATTGGTAACTCACACATCAACAAAGCCGCTTGAACTGAGGCGTCTGACCAACGCATTTTATCTATTGTGGTGTAAAGTAAAGCCCCTTTCAAATCTGCAACATATTCCTCTGTGTCAATCGTCCCTTGAAAATTGGTTGTCCCAGAGGCACCAATTTCTGATCTTGTATTTTTCTCTGCAAACTTCTTGGTTTCTTTTTTTGGCATAGTTAGTTTAAAAACTTTTTGATAACACATCCGACGTAATCGGCTTGTCTGCCTTCTTTACATCATCTGGTTTAGGTTCAGCCAAAGAGCCTGTTGAGATTCTGTCTAAACCAAGCATGGCATAGTTAGTTGCCATTGTCAAATGGTCTGCCCCCAACTTCTTATAAACCCAAACGACCCTACCGTCGGGCTTTTCCTCTTTATCCTTCGCCCAATTACAAAGGTGTCTCATCAATAAATCCATCGGCTGTGAAAGTCTTGGTAAAACGATAATGTGATTAACAAATCGATCTGCCATTCTGTCGATAGATTCCATTTTTGATACTATAACCCGATACTCCTTCGACTTCGGGTCTTTGTACCATTTAATGAACTCCTTCTGATTATCATTGTAATACACTAACCAAACTTTTGCAGGATAAAGATTGGCAAATTTACGTGCTGAGTGTTTGTTAGGTAGAGCGTCAATAACGCAAAACACAACTCCATATTGATCCATTAAGTTTGGTAAAGCCTCGAAGTTGTCGTAAACCCCAATATGTACTGGCCTCAATGTGCCGTCCTTTTCCTTTCGCCAAATGATAACGTGGAGTTTATCGCCCTGATCGACTCCCATTACTGTATTTCTGCCCTTTTCCTCTAAATCGTAGTTATTCTGTATGCAAGAAAGTAATAAATCTCTGTTGATTGGTTGATTTTCTCCTCCATAAGATTCACCTAAACAAAAGTTAAAAAAGTCTTTTAATCCTGATAAGTTTTTAGTTGGCCTAATTCGGCTATCTTCCTCTTTTCGTAATATATCCGTGGCACTAATCCACGGCGCCATAAGTTGGCTGATGTGATACCCTGATCTCCCCCATTTCTTTTCCCCGGTAGCAATCCACTCGCCCTCTCGTCTGGCGTCATCTGTTATCGTGGCTCGGCAATAAACACAAGCGTATCGGGCTTCTAGTGTGTCGCCCTTAATAGAATCTGGGTATTTCAAAATCTGGCTTTTCTTACAATTCGGGCAAGTCACAAACCATTCTTTTTTGTCGCTTCTGTTAAAAAGGTAATCAATTCCGAACTCTGGTATTGTCGGCGTGCTAAAAGCTAAAAACCAACCCCATTTTGAATGCGACATACGCTCTTTATAAATTGCGATAATATCCGGCTTTGAAAAGTCAATCTCATCGTGAATGTTAAAATCGCTGTCAACTGAAATTGCCTGTCTCTCGCTCCAAGCCCCTCGTAAATATAAGAATGAATTACCTAACTGTTTTAACTCTACGCTGTCAATGTTTCCTGTTAATCGGCTCGTTAAGTAATCTGAACTTTGTATCATTGGGTTAATACGGGCTTTGGAAAAATTACTCACGTCTCCGGCTGTTGGTAAAGTGTAA